AGGGATATACGGAATAAGAAAGCGATGAGCTGATTAAAGTAATTGACCTGCTTCTTATTAACGCCATTCCCTATATGGTAGACCGGTAATCTGGTAAGTATTACCTTCCTTGTCCTTGTCGAACGAGGCTTCTACGTTGTCTGGAACTCGACGCCGGTTTAAAACCAGTTTACGTCCAAGGGCTTCAGCACCAAAGTTTTTCTATAAGAATTACCTTAAAGGTGCCTAGTCCCAGATCCAGATCGACGGGTCACGAGACCTACTTTAAGAGAGCAAAAATACCCTCCATTTAGTAGGTAGTGACCGAAGTCCTCTTTCCTTCAAATTTCTCGGAGGAAGCCCAGGTCCTTCTAGCTCGCGTGGAATATGTGACGGAATGCCTTAACGATTAAAGAAATCGTAGGCAAATCTGAATCGCCACGTCAGGAGTCTTCTAAGCTAGCTATCTAAAGCAATTCCAGAAGACGTCAGAGCTGGACCAATCTTGAACCACCAAGGTGGTCGATTGCTTCCTTCCTGATCGAAGGTCGGGTCGTAGAGGAGCCCTTTTACCGGTTTAAACGGTATTTTGACTAACTAACCCCAGATTTTCCGAAGATACAATCTAGGATCGCTGGCATAGTCAATCAGGTTCCCCCGCCCACTAACTCGACAGTCGACATACTTTGGCTTACTCGCCTTTGAGATAATCTCTGTGAAGACCAAGTGCGTCGCACTTTTAAAGTGCTTACCTTCAGAGAACTTCCCATTACAGGCGACAACCAATTTCTCATAGGTATGAACCTATCTTGGTTTCCAGTGCGCGGCTAAATCGTCACCACAAATCCTTGTGGTTTTCCGGGTTAATTCCGGACGAATTTCAGCTTTCTCTGCACTGCGCTCAGTCCAATACAATTGTAACAGATTGAGCGTAACCCAAGTTAAAGGTAAACCCATGAGAATCCCGCATGTCGACAGGACATTGTCTATCTTTTACTCTTCAGGATAGACCAAGAGCTACGGACCAAGCGCCATGTATAAGATGTCTTTTTCCAAGTCAGACATCTTGTCAGTCAATCCATACCACAGAGCTAATGCGTGGTCATGGATTATCCGGTCCGAAGCAGCTGTAAGGTCGGCAGAGACAAATACATTGTTTGTATCTCCAAGACCCAACTCTTAAACAGCTGCGTCACGATCTCCTTTGAGAACCGTCTTGACGCGTGGATCACCGAGAAGGATGTTAAACATCGCTTTTCTCAATGGCTCAGCTGCGTGCAAAAGTCCAGGATGGGACTTTGTCACAACGCGACGCTTGCATCCACCGGCAGGAACTACTAGTACCTAATTGATAGGAACAAGTAAAGGTTCTCCAGAAGGTCTTTTGAGGTGTCTCAGATCATTCGTCAGAGACGCCTCAATAGCTCTACTACAGGTCGTGTGAATTTTCACACAATCCTGAGATCCGGAATGGAACTTAAGGAAGTCTTGCCACGCAGCTTGTCTTAATGTCGGGAAGAACTCATCGTCATGAAGTTCCGAGACAATATTTCGACATGCGGAATGTGGGTCGACTGGTTTCGAAAGTAAATTCTTCAGTTCGGATAGATACTGAATTGAACCGCCGAGCTCGCCAGCTCGGCTGAACAGAAGATTTGAGCTTTCTTACTAAGTCGGGGCGGTATCAAACTTACACCGCCAACGCTTCTTAGCAAAGTAACGAGTTGACCAATCACGCATATCCTTCGCGATAGCATCTATGTTGTCCCTTCTTAAGGGACCCCCAAGGATATCAAGAGGTGTTTGGTCCTCGTTAACTTAAGTTCCGGGATCATAAAGAGTAAAAACATTTTGCTGTTCGCTCGTCAATGTTGTGTACAACGGTGGGGCATTTCTATCGGATGAACCCCCAGATGACTCTGATCTGGGAGATGAGGCAGAATCGGTTGAATCGCATCTATGGAATTTATTCCTTTAGATGGAATCAACTGACCCTTATCTAGCAAGGCTCATAGGAGCCGAGCTTTAAGAAAGAACATCCGACTCAAACACCGCCACGACACCAAATTGAGGGTCCTTTGCAGGGACACGAGTATAGTCTTCTCGATGAGCCTAATATGCGGCTTAAACGCGAGAAGAACTAAAAAGCTCGAAAGGCTCAGGAAGCGCACGAGAAAGGGAAGAATACTGTATCAGAACATCTTCTCGTGTCTTCCGCCAAGCCTACCTCAAACGGGCATCACGCCACCAACCAATTCCGATACATAGACTCGGCAATTTTCGTAAAAGTAACGGGGCATCAGAAACACTAAGTTTCTACCCCAAAGAGTCTATGGCCCAATATCGGGCATGGTTGGCCGACTTCTTGAGACGCGAAGCGAGGTCCTCAGGGTCATTCCCTGAGGATATAGAATCAAGGATGCGAGGTAAAATTATACGCATCGCCTCCTATCTGACAACCTAACGTTTCCGTTAGGCAAACCGCGGCAGTCTTGACCAAGAAGTCAGAACAGCAAGTTCATACGCGCCAACTATCTGCAAGAGTTTAGGCAACTCTCGTGCGCGTATTCCCCTAAGGTACCTACCAGTCGCTTTGTGGTCCGACTACTTTTGTGCTCTGTCTATTGCACGAACGAGTAGTCCTCGGACACCAGAAATGAAGCCGCGACGAAGGTACACGGGGAGGGATCCCAAAGGTCCAGAAGCCACTTTGTTTAGAAGTGACTTCGTGGATGGCAAAGGTTATTGACTTAGCTGTTATGACAGACTATGCAATACCTTGGTCAAAGCCATTCTAAGGACCAGAGCATCTGGATGTAAACCGGAGCTTACACCGTAAGGTGCAATGGTTGAGTTAAA